TTCCTTATCATCTACCCATCTAGGTTTAAAAACTTTGTGAACTTCTTCTTCAGTTGCTTGCATTTTTTCTCTTAATTCTGCTAACAATATCTCAGCTTCTCGTTCATTAAATAAGAAACCATTCTCTTCTTGTTCTTTTAATATTTTTGACACCTCTTGTTCAAGGTGTACACTTTCTTTAGAGAAACCACTTCCTTCTTTTGTTAATTTTCGTAACACCAAAGCATTTAACTGGACATCCCTTCTACAGTAATCCAACATTTCACTTGAATAATTTTTGTAATCATCAAAATTTTTCTTAGGATATTTCAAACGATAACCCCACATTTCTAAACTGTGTCCACCCTCACGAACTGGATTAAACAACCTTGACATAACAAGTGTATCTACAAGTTCTTTATCAGACAGATCCACACCATGCAATTTTTTGATAACAGGAATATCAAACCCTATTATGTTGTGTCCTATTAATCTGTCTGCTTTTTGAAGTAACTCAAGACCTGACTCCAACTGGTGAGGAGCAAACATATAAATTTTGCCAGAGTCAGAATCTTGAGCCACAATGCACCAAATCTTTGTTGCTTTAAGATCGTCAGTTTCTATATCAAATACTAAGTCCATACTGGTTGTTCCGTTTCTTTTGCAAAGGAATCTAGTTCAAGCTCAGACAGGCGGCCAGTATGCTTATCATAGAATAAGCTCGTTGCATATCCTACGTCACCTGTGTATCTGGATTTCAAAACTCTTAATACTGTAGTATTAGATTCTTCTGGATCATCGGATTGTTGGTTTCTTTCTAAAGCAATGACACAATCGCTTAATTGTGCTATGCCTTGACTGCCTCTTAAATGGCTCAGATTAACTTGAATGCCGTCTTCGTGTCCTTTATTACCCATAACTCTTCTTAGATGAGATACTAAAATAATCCCTACTCCAGTTTCTTCGACAATACTTCTTAGTCTGGTCATGATCGCATCAATAGCTCTACGTTCATCGCCTTCTGTTACTGAGCTAACCAACATATGTAAGTGATCTATGATAATCCATTTGCAATTACATCCTATAATCATAAATCTAAGCTTAGAAAATATTTCTTCTATGTCACTTGTTCCGAAATGTGCATGAATCCATAATTTATTTTCACCATCTTCATCGGTCAGCACATCAAAAAAACTATTTATTTCTTCTTTGGAATATCCGTCTCTTACTTGATCTATATACAACCTTGCATTAGCTTCAATAGATAAAATTCCATCTACTGTTCTTCTCCAATCCTCTTCTAAAGATATAACACCTACGTTGTCTTTGGTTGTTGTAATAAGCCAATGCTCTAACTCACGAGTAACGCTAGACTTACCTAAACCTGTGCCACCTGTAAAAGTTAGTAAACTTCCTTGTTGTAATCCGTATAGCTTCTTGTTCAAACCTTCCCAAGGAAAAGGAACAGTATCTCTCTTTTCCCTGTTGTGAAACTGCTCTCGTTTCTCAGAAATATTCAGGACTCCAGTTGGAGTATAAATCTTTGCTGCCCAAAAACAATCCAAAAATTTCTTGTGTGCATTTGCTTTAAGCATATCGTTTGGATCGTTAAACCCATCAGGAAGCCGCATTATTTTTGCTTTTCCTGGTCTTAGTAACCTAGCTACTTTCTTTGATGCTTGCTTTCCTTGTTTGTCATTGTCAAAACAAATTATTACATTATCAAACCCTTCTACAAATTCAAGGCTATTCTTAATGTCTTGTTCTGCATTACCTGCACCATGCCTTATAGAAACCGCAGACCACTTACTTCCCATTAATTCGTAAGCAGCCATCGCATCACATTCACCCTCGGTGATAGTTAAATATTTACTTTTTTTGAATAACTGTTCACCAAACAAACCTATGTCTCTTTGTGTTCCTTCCCAAGAAAATTTCTTGGTGCTAACGTGCCTTGTTTTTGTAGAAACTCTTTCACCGTTATCATCGTAGTAAGGATATAAATGTTTAGAAACTGCTCCGTTTCCAGACTGAATAACTTTCACTCCGTACTTACGAGCAGTTTTCTCAGATATTTTTCTGTCGGTTAGTGCTGAATAGGTTGATACAATATCATTGTTGCTCATTGGTTGTTGGCCAGGATTTGCAGCAAG